AAGGTATTCAACACTATCGTGGCACCAACATTTTTTAAATAATAATTTAAATATTTTTTTTCTATTTTTTATGTAATCATATATTAATACTATACAATGAGTTATAATAATTTTAATACCCAGGAAACCCAGCGGGAGTATTTCAACGCGCAATATTTTAATCAAAGCAATGCTTCCACCGTTGCACGGTATGAAACAACACTTTTAAAGCCTTTCTTTCTTAACCCCGATAAATGGAAATTATGTATCAACAGGGCAAGCGTCCCATTATCTATGCCCTTAAGTCATAACAATATCCCATTTAATGGTTGGGAGGTTGGATTTTCATTTAACGGTGAATCGGTAGTTGAGCTAGTCCCACAAATCAACCAGAAATCAATTCAATATCCTGATAATTATATTTTATTACAAACTAGTCAAACTAATACTGGTATGTATAATAAGGTAAATACTGAGAATATACTGGATTGTGATACACAACATACGATTGAAATTACACCTATGAATTTTAATGCCTGTTGTTATAATTTATTTCCAACTACAGGGGCACCAAACGGTTGTTTCTATACTATAGGAATAAATCAAATTGAAATCGTAATTAATGGGATAATGAATTGTGAATACTATGGTTCTTTTATAGTTGTTGGTAGCTATACTATTTTAGCTCTAGCAAGTAATCCAGTTAATGGTGATTTATATGTATTGGTTAATGCTAATAATACATACACAATTCAGCGATACGTTCAAACAGGAGGCATGAGCGGTCAAATATTTATTGAGAATATAGGTGTTGATTTCAGCATACCATCAATTGCCTATTGTAATGGTTATCTATTTTTCAGTGATGGTATGAATTCAACTCTTAAAGTCATTGCCCCTGATTTGACTAGTATCATTAAAACAGTAGATGTTGGTAATCGCTTATTATATTTAAAAAGTGATGTATCAAGAAATTTTTTATTTGGTGGCTTATTCAACTCGGGTTCTTTAAATGCATCAGTATTTGTATATAGTGTTGATAACACTGGCACACCTACCCTAATTAAAAACATCAATGCCGGGGGAAATGCACCATCATATATTATCGGGAGTGATTATCATGGTAATATTGTTTATTATAGTTGTGATACTCAATTATTGACAGCATATAACCTACAAACTAATAGTATCGCTTATCAATCAGCTCAATTTCCCAATACTCAAGCCCCTATATTGCTATTTCCAACTATGACTCATATGAGATATATTGACGCTGGGCCGGTTGATATCTACACCATTCAAGAATACCTAAATCAAATCAACGCTGGTTTTCAGTCTGCATTTAATATAATTAAAACCAAACCAGGATTCGGTATTTCCAATTGTCCTTTCATTACATATAATCCATCTAGTAAATTATTTTCGCTGATTTGTGATACGCAATTTGCTGGTAGTAGCACATATCTAATATTGATGAATAAGGGTATAATGGATAAATTCAATTTTCTATATTCATTTAAATATGGCAACACTGACGCAATATACGAATTATCTATTACTAATACAGGATTTAATTCTTCAGGGACTAATTTACAAATATTCCAGCCTCAATCCACCATATATGCATTTAATGACCTGACCCGAATTATATTCGCTACTAACCAAATACCAGTTAGTGGTGATGGGGACGGGACTATATATACTACTAATGGTTCGACTAACAATAAATCGATTAATATGATAACTGATATTTGCCCTGATACTACAACATTACTTCCAGGGTCTAGACTTTTATATATCCCTCAGGGTATATTAAGATGGTATAACCTCTACGCCCAGCAACCATTTACAAAGATTGATATTCAGGTATATTACGAAACTAAAGATGGTGGTATTCATCAGCTCTACATCCCTCCAGGTGAATATTTTTCTGTAAAATTAGAATTCAGTAATTCTGCTATAGCTGATTTTTAAAAATAATTAAATTTTTTTTTCTAATTTTAAAATGTTTTAATATATTAAGTAAAAAATATCTACATCATCGAAAATGAATACCGACCTTCAACCTGTTCTCGTTTTAGACCCTGTCATCGACGTTCAAGAATCCTACAAAGCTAGTGAAGTAGTTTATAAATCTGGGATAAACAAATCACTCTATTTATATACCGCTGATAGCGTCAGTAATCAAAATTTAATTTTTAACAATATCACACCCCCCAGTCTCAATACTATATTGAGACGATGCCTTCGGGTTCAGTATTCTATCCTAGTATGCAATACCTGGACGACTGTTGGAAACCAACCATGCGCCTTTAATGCTGTGAATGGTGCTGGTGCTCCTGCTATTCAAGGGAATAATAATTATTTTGGCTGTGTTCCTCGTTCGTGTCCTCTACAAGCTTCTGCATCCTCTATTGAATTACGAATTAATGGGTCAGCTACTAATACCAGTATAAATGATTATGTCTGTATCTATCCACATGTTATGAATGCTGATGAAATGGGTAAAATTTCTAGTGAAATGCCCCTTCAAAAGGATGATTCCGCTCAATATGTTAGTCCAGCTGGTCAAGGTCCCCAAAACGGATATATTGATAATCGTTCTCCCTTTGCGCCGTATGGTTCAAATACTACTCTTCCTAGCCGTGGTTCTTATGTTTGGACTCAATTAGTTGGTCCAACTGTTGTCGGTGCCCAATCCTACGCTGTGTATCGTCTAGACCTTACTGAAGAATTATTCATCTCTCCTATGCTCTGGGGTTCTATGATGGATAAATGCGCCGGTTTATCTAATATCAATAACATCATCCTTAATATCCGGTTCGCTGATGTCAATCGCATGGTTTCTGCTATTCTGGGTGCTACTAATACTCTAGCTGTATCTATTACTGATACTATCCCTATACCAGGCCCCGCTGTTTATCGGGGTAATACTACTACACCAACTTTATTAGTTGAATATATAACCCAGGACCCTATATTAGCTTCCAAACAACCAGCCACTCTCGCTTATGATTATAGCCTCGTCCAGCCATTTATAACACCTGCTGGTAATTACTCAGGTGCTACGGAAGATAAAACTAATTTCTCGGCTCAATCCCTTCGTCTAGCTAGCATTCCCAAACGGTTATATATATTCGCTCGCCCTAGTAAATCGGTTCTTATTGCTGATACTGCTCAAACAACCCCAGATACATTTTTACGTATTAAAAATCTCAGTGTAAGTTTTAATAACCGAATTAATCTGTTTTCTACTATGACTGAGGCTGATTTATACCAAATGAGTGTCCGTAATGGTCTTCAGGATTCATTTAATGACTGGAAATACCAGACGGGTTCAGTATGCATCATTGATATTGCAAAAGACTTTGGACTTGAAAGCGATGAAACTGACGGTCAGGCTAATAAATTTTCTACTCTCCAACTCACGGCTACACTGTCTGCTAGCCCCCTGGCTTATGCTGGTATTCAGGCTGGTGGTGCCCTTGCATACGATTTCTATGTTCTCGTGGAATCCCCCGGTAAATGCTTTATTAATGCTAGTGAATGTCAATATATCCTTACGGGTCCTAGTGCTAGTGAAGTATTGAAATTAACTAGTGAGCTTGAGCCTAAGGTGGAGGCCCATGAGGTTGAAGCTAGTGCCGTGGGTGGTAGCTTTTTGGGCGGGATGGGAAGACTAATTAAGCGTGGCGTAGAAAAGTTTAAAAATTTACGCCATGAAGATGTTGCCCGTGGTCTTGATATGGCCCAGGGGGCTTTGAAATCATTAGGCCTTGGTGTGGCTGGTGGTAGCGCTCATAAAAAACATTCACGAGTATATTAAATTTTTTATATAAAATTAATATTAATTTGTATTTTTTTTTTCGAAATTTTTATATTATTCTATATTAAGTATATTATCATCTCATATTAAAAAATGTTATATCGAGAATTCGTTAAAGCAAATTATGATAAGGTGAGGCATTTACCACCTAAGCAACGTATGACTGCTATAGCCCAACTATGGCGTGCTAGTAAATCTGGTTCTGGTGGTGCTGTTGCCGGAGGCCGTGTTCGTGCTAGAAAAACTACTAGTAAATCTCATGGAAGTGGTTTTTTATCTGGTATGCTAGATTCGATTGGGTTAGGTGTCCCTACTCATAAACGAGTTAGACGTGCTAAGGCCGGGGCTGTTGTCGGTGGTAATTTTTTAACTGATGCCGTTGAAACCGCATCAAATATCGGCCATCTATTAGGCCTGGGACTACCCGAGCATGTATTACATAAACATTATCAAGCTATGCAAAGATTAGAGGCTAAATCACATACTGGAAAGCTAACACCAGCCGAGCATACCAAGTTGAAAGTCTATCATCATCTACATGGTGCCGGCTTCTTCGATAAACTGTGGTCTGGGGTTAAGAATGTTGCATCCGGTGCCTATAATGGAATAAAGAGTGGTGTTAGTTCCGTTGTTAATAATTTACCCCTTATTAAAAAGGTTGTTCCTGAAATCGCTAAAGTGATACCTAGTGGTATAACTGATATGGTAAAAGATAAAGCTATGGCCCTATTACCAGGTGCAGTCCAACAAGTGTTGCCCGTTATGGGAAAAGTTGTTGAATCATTTGTTTGAGTATCGATGTATTAATTTTTTTTCTTTTTCATTAATAGTAATATCACCATGGATGATGAATATAATTATAGACTAGAGAAATTATTAGATTCGTATATAGATAGATTAACTACCATTAAAAATACTATTGATGATGAAATTTCTAATGGTTGGTTTAATCTGTATTGCCTCGCTGATGATATTATGACATCTACTGTTCGACTAGGAAGGAAGTATCGTAATGATAGTGATGATGATGTTGTTGATTGTGCCAGTAAATGATTACTGATTGTGGTTTCTGTTTGATTCACGACCACGGTGTGCGGTGTGGGGGTGCGCTAGAAATTTTATTATTATTGCGTGG